GTTGAGGAATTTATTAAAGGATATACTGAGAGAGAGTTACCAATTCCTGATCCTGAATATAGTAATAATGGTTTAACACGACCAAATAGGTTTAGTTTCAACGCAATTGAATTTCCTATTAGTAATCAAGTATTTCAAAACACCGAAGAAGTTAAATTTTTCTATGAGATATATGAAAGGTTAATGTTGAATTCTTTTTATAGTTTAATGAGTAGAGATTCATCTAAAATTTATAATATGAGTTTTTATTCTGCTGAGGCTGAGGTTACGGATATTATACAGGCATTGAGTGATGATAATCCATTCTTAACAAAAAAATTAAAAGAGTATAATATTAATTCTCAAGTGTACTTAGGATTCTTAAGACACATCTCCAATCAAGGTGAGGGACAATCTTGGCAAAATTTCATTAGGGGTGAATTTAATACCACCTACATTAAAAATGAGACAATTAATCCGTTTGAACTTTTAGATGGTAAAATATTAGGTAATGAAATATCTCAACCAAACGTTGGTTTAGAAAATAGTGATTTAATTGAAAAATACATTGGTGTTGACAATGTCCCTGAAAAATATGATATGTGTGATTTATATCCATTAACCAACTTAACTTGGGATAAAAATTATTTAGCTAATGGTACTATATTACAAAATACAGAGTCAGTTTATAAAACTTCCGATGTGTTAAAATATAACCTTAACAATAAATCAATTGTTAATTTTAATGACACCCAAGTTATAAAACCAATAACTAATTTAAACTACGTTGATAGTGTTTTTAACCAAACAGTTGTTATTACGGACTTTAAATTATTTTATCAAAATAGACAAATAAAAAATCAGTTCATTACTGAGGGGAATGTGTTTTATAAAAATTATAACAACAATTTAATATCAGAACAGACAACATCTATGTTAAACACCCCCTATTTTATAAACGCAATTCAAAAAGGGGTTTATAATTTTAGATATAATAGTGGTGATCTTTCTCCATATAAATTGGCGGCATATTTGTTCTTGAATAGTTTACCGTTGGCAACATTAAAAGAAAGGTATAAATTAGTTGATGATACAAATAATACAACAAACGAGTTGAGTTATATTATGTCAACAATTAAAAAATTCGGAGCAATCCACAAATTACCTTACGCTTGGGTTGTAAAATATGGGTCTCTTTGGCATAGATATAAAACTTGGGTTGATACCGGAAATGATATATTAACTGACGTATGGCAAGATTTTAACTACTCATACAATTATGACCCTGTTAATAGTGCAACAACAAAAGTTTATAACGTAACACTAAATGGTACTCCTCAAGACATTGTATTAGAAGATAATGTAAGTACGACTGTTGGTATAAACACATTTACCAAAACAATTATTAATAATGGGTTTTATCCTAAAACATTAGACGATTTTAATGTTTTTTATCAAGGAAGACAACTATTTGAAACAAATGTTCAAATAATTGGTACTTGTGCGGTTGTAAATGATAATCAATTACAAGTATTATCTGTAAATTCAAATGAGATTATCAATGGTATGATAATATCTGGATCAGGATTACAATATAATACAACAATAGTTTCTCAAGTAAGTGGAACAACAGGTGGGGTTGGTAGGTATAATATAACGCCTAACCAATTACCAAATGGATCAACAATAACATTAAACCTTTTAGGACCAACAATTAACTTTTTGGTTACGAACCCAAATTCAATTGGTTATACTAGTGCGGAAATACAGTTGGCGTTAAACACTAAACTTACTATAGTTAAAACAACCAAATCTTTGATCAATTTACCAAATGGTTTTGATCCTGTTGCTAATGGTAGATCTTTAAATTTAACGCCTTGGTCTTGTTATGTTAAAACAACTGATGGGGCGTTTGTGTATCCTTTACCTTCATTTGGGGGATTAGAAAATCAAACTAAGGATGAATGTTTTAATGCAAGTGGAACTATTAAAACTGAACTTCTTGGTAATTCGGCAATGTATAATGGTTCGGTTAGGTTATTTTGGAAAGCGCCTAATTATGGGTACTATGATAATAGTAAAGTTGTGTCTCCTGAACCTGATAGTTATTTGAAACAAATTTTTAATAGTGGAACCACACAAGAGAATTTCTCAATAAATTCTAATGTTGATGATTATTCTAAATTAGATGAAATGTTTACGACTTTTGATAAAGATGCGTTAGATATTTTAGAAATTGAGTTTTTAAATTTTAGTAGATCTGTTTATGATTATGATACAATCATCACATCTATTACTGAAGATGAAACTGAAAGTGAAAAATCTTATAAAAATTTCCAAATGTTAATGAGAATGATGATGAAGGTAACTAAACCTACATCAACTGTGGACGATACAATTGTTAGTGAAATACAAAATGCTCAGATTGAATCGTTTAAAACATATCTTTCTGGATTTATGAATTACGAGGTTGTTATGAAATACGGTAACCCATCTAACTTTAATAAAAAATTGTTCTACACATTTTCAAATAAATATATTCAGGATCCATACACATACCAAGGTTATAAACAATCATCGCCAAATACATTACCTAAGGGAATATTAAGTCCGGTAACATTAGCCCAATCAAAAGCAAGTAATCCGCAAACATGGAAAACTTTAGAAACTTATGTTGGTTTTTCTGAAATACCTCAATTACAGTATAAGAACACTGGTTCATATATTACTGATTTTTTTATTGATTTGGATGTTCAATTCAATGAGAAAAATGTCATTGAATTTGCTCCAATTATAAAGATATATGCTACTCAAAAATTAAAAAATCCTAATATAACCAGAAGTCAGTTTTATTCTTTAATGAATGATTATTTGAATAAAAATGAAGATTACATTGATACAGTACTTGATTTGGAATTAACAAGATTAAGAAATAAATTACCTAATGTTATTGTAACTCCTGATAGAACAAGTGTAAAATCTGATTTACAAGGGGAACAAAGTAGATATGAACTTTGGGATACATTCAAATCGATTAACGATAAATTTATTTCGGGTAATGATTATAAAACAAAAACATTATTTGAGGATATTTTATTGTTTGATAGGGCAAGTAGGGATGTTGGTCAAAGAATTTATGCTGATATTTTTAAAGTAAAAGATTTAATAGAATATGGAAAATATAGTAATAGTATGCTTGATATGGTAACGACCATATTAACCGAAAACAATTTTACTTATTTTACTATGCCTGCTTACGCTAATTTTTATAATGTACAAGATGTTAGTAAAAACCCAACCCCAAATCCTGAGGGTACTTTGGAATTTGCAAATTCATTATTTGGTACATTTCTAAGTTTGGATTATAGAGATACGACCTCAAAGTTTTTATGTTTATATGCTAACAAACCTAGTGAACACTTAGCGTTAAACGATAATGTTGACTATCGTTTTAGGGACGATGCATTTGATTTAAGGAGAGCGAGTGACAACCCGTTACTTGATAATTTAAATGGAAAAACAGATTGGGATAAGTCAAATAAAGTTGTTGGGTTTAATGTTGATATAGGTCCTCAAAACCAACAAATATTTAAACAGTTTGACATTTCCCAAGATCCTGGATCGCCAACAACGGAATCTTTAGAGGTATTAAATCAAATGGCGAATTTGAATCGTAATAGAAGTGAGTCAACACAAAGTGTTTCATTATATAATCTTTATAGAAATAGAAGTTATAAATGTAATATTGATATGTTGGGTAATGCTATGATACAACCTATGATGTATTTTAATTTGAGAAATGTCCCAATGTTTAGTGGACCGTATATGATAATGAAAGTATCACATAGAATTAGTGAGAATGGATTTGATACCGAATTTGAAGGTCAGAGACAACCATTCTATAGTATTCCGGCTATTGATAAATTTTTACAATCTTTAAGTACCAAAATTTTAGAAACAATTAAAGATCAAATCCAAAAAGAAGAGGCTGCGTTAATTGAATCTGAAGGTAATATTTTACAAGAACAAAGTGATATAGTTAATAATGCTAATAATGGTAATGGAACTTTAACAACTAATCAAAATTGTTCGGATAAATTAAATAGTTCGTATGTTAGTTATACTAATGAAACACCGGTAAAAACAACATTAACGTTAACTAAAGCGATTGATATAATAAAAACAGAGATGACTAATTTAAACATTACCACGGATACACAACCATTAATGTTGGCGTTTTTATTCTCGGTTATGTATATTGATTCATACAAGTCCGATAAATTTGAATCTTATGGTTATAACTATGGGTCTATAAGATTAGACGTATCTTATGGTGGGGCTTCCGCTTTAATGAGTAATGGTTATTATTGTGTTAATCAAGGTACCACTCAAAATATACCTCTTGCTATTTTTAATAGTGATAGAGATTTTGTGAGATTTGCAATAACGAAATTTAAGGAAAAGTTATCATATATAAAAAATCAACCACTAGGAAATGATGATGAACAAATAAAAGCCTTGTCTAAAACATTCATACTACGTTGGCCGGTAAATCAACCTGATAATGTTTATGATAAAATGACGGAACAAGATAAAAAAACAATTGAAAATAAATTTAGAAAAGCATTTGATATTGTTAAAACAATAAAGTAAAATAATGTTTTTTTCTATTTGTTAGATATTTATAATAAAAAAAACTATGAGCACAAAATTAATTTTAGACAACTATCTTGGTAAAAATACCAGAATGTCAGAAAAAGATGCGGGTAACGGATTTAAAGAGGTATGTGATTTAGATACCGGTGATTGTTACACAATAAGAATGAAAGATGGTTTAATTGAACGTGTTGATAATACAATGAACACACATAAAAAAATCCAAGTTGAAACTAAATCTGGAATTAAACAATTATTAAACGGTTAAGATGGCAATAGATAAGAAAATTTTAGAGGAAATCAAAAGACATAATAGTATTAATAATTATATTATGGAACAAGGTGAATTACCACCACCTCCGGCAGAAGCGGCTCCGGCACCTGATGCTGGTGCGGCGATACCACCACCTCCTCCAGCGCCTGCTGAACCAACACCTCAACCTGTAGATATTGAAAATGATCCTGATGTTGAAGAAGTTGGAAATGAAACTGAAGAGTTAGACGTTACGGATTTAGTTGATACACAAAAAACATTTGCGGATAAACAAGAAGAATATTTTAACAATCTTTTTGATCAATTAAAGAATCTTGAAAGTAAATTAGGTGAGATGGATAATTTAGTTAATACTGTTAATAGTTTAGAAACTAAAATTGAAAAAATGAGACCTAAAACACCTGAAGAAAAATTGGAATTAAGAAGTTTGGACTCAGGACCCTTCAATCAAAAATTAAGTCAATTTTTTGACGATAAAATGGATGATATGGAAAAGTCAGGAAAAAATGAATACGTTTTAACCAGCGATGAAGTTGAAGAATTTTCACCAAGCGAAATTAAAGGAAGCTTTGGAGAATACGACAACGAAGACGAAATGATGTAATATATGAGGTGTTAAAAAACACCTCATCTTTTTTTTATATACCTTATTGACTACTCTATTTTTTATAACTATATTTTCTACGTAAACCTTTAATAAATATATACACAATGGCGACAAAAAATTCCTTTGATGCGGTTTTGGCTCAGTATGAGAGTTCAAAACAAAGTGGTTCTTCTTCCACTTCAAAATTTACACAAGAAGAAAGAATGAAAAAGTATTTCGCGGCAATCCTTAAAGACAGCGAAAAACAAGGACAAAGAAAAATCCGTATTTTACCTACAACCGATGGATCATCTCCTTTTAAAGAGGTATGGTTCCACGAAATCAATGTTGATGGTAAATGGCAGAAGTTCTATGATCCGGGAAAAAATGACAACGAACGTTCACCTTTAAACGAGGTTTACGAAGAGTTAATGTCAACAGGTCGTGAATCAGACAAACAATTAGCAACACAATATAAAGCTCGTAAGTTTTACATTGTTAAAGTAATTGACCGTGATCACGAAGAAGACGGTGTTAAATTTTGGAGATTTAAACACAATTACAAACAAGAAGGAATTCTTGATAAAATTATTCCAATTTGGAAAGCAAAAGGAGACGTTACCGATTCAGATAATGGTCGTGACTTAATCCTTGAACTTACAAAGGCAAAGACACCAAAAGGTGCAACATACACGGTAATTCAAACCGTAATGTATGACGATCCAACACCAACACATGAAGATGCTGAACAATCATCTACTTGGATTAACGATGAGTTGACTTGGGAGGACGTATATTCTAAAAAACCTGTTGAATATCTTGAATCAATTGCGAGAGGAGAAACTCCTCGTTGGGATACAGACGCAGGTAAATACATCTACTCAAATAGTAGTG